TTTTCTTATTTTTTCGTTGTACTTCTTGACCGTAGATATCGTCAAATATTTCAAGTCCATTGTAGTGTTTAACAACTCTTTGTATATCATCTGTTACAAGAGTAGTTGGTAAACCCATGTACTTCTTTACACGTTTTGCTAAAAAACAAGCCTGTGCAACATAATCTATTTGTTCGTTATTAAACGCAAATAATAAAACACCACGTGTCATTCTACCAAACCGTCTACTGATCTACTTTTTTGTAATTTTTTATATTCTGTATGATATTCATTAGACGCAGTAAAGAACTTATCTGTAATGTTTGCATAAAATTCTGCTACACTGATTTCTACTGGAATGTTATTATCGTCTATAAGCACTGTAGATTCTTGACCTGTTTCGTTTAGCATATAGACGTAATTAATTAATTCTTTGTTAATAGTAAACTGTCCACCGGCATGAAAATAAAGCGTATCAGTTACAAACTTTTCATGTAACATACGTTTTTGATTATCAAGAGTTATACTGTAATTTCCAAACTCTAAGGCTTTTTGAAGTTTTTCGTCCATAGTAAAGTATTTACTATGTTATTTTTTATTACAGTGTATTTGTGGTTGCGTAAACTGGAGATGTCAAAGAGACTCTTGTGCCAGTTGGTAGTCTTTCGCCAACTACACTATCTAACGTACCTGTAACACTTTCGTCAATTGGATTGAATGCACCATCGTTGTTTGTGTCATCACCTACGTCATCATCTCTAAATTGGATTCTAAATTCAATAACTGAAGAACTATTTTCTTTTGCGTTGATGTTGTAATCGTTTTCTGCATAAACACCACTACCATCTTTTTGGAATACTTTTTGATATGTACTTGTTAATTCAAAGTTTCCAATATTAAAACCTGAACCTGGAGAAGAACCATCTGATGTACAATTATTAGATTTAAATTTCACTGTACCCATTGCTGATAATAAGTTATTCCAGTCGTTGTTCTTACCGTTTGATGCTGAAGGATCTAAGTCTGCTGTGAATCTAATTTCACCGCCAGCATTAAAAAAATGTCTACGTGCATCTGCACTTGCAAAAGTAACTGTAACAACATGGTCAATAACACCTGCCCATGATGTTGTTCTTTGTGAAGTTGTTTTTGACGATGTAATTGTGCTTTGAGAAGTATCAGCAATATAAATTAAATCTTTATCTGTTTCAATTGTATCTGCCATATCTTCATATTGAATAACACCTCTGTTAGTTCCTGTGTCGGTTCCGTCTTCTTCAATAACATTACCTGCGGCTACTGTTGCAAGTGATTGCGGAACACTACCTACCTGATGTACTCTTGCATTAATGATATCTGTATATAGATCTGACATATGCTGAGAATCAATAAGTGTAGTTGCCGCCACTTGACTACTATTAAGTACCTGACCGTAGCCAAATTGACCACTACCGTTACCCATTACGTTTTCTACTTTTGCTTGTAAATCGTTATATCTTGCCGCGGTTACAATCGCCATTTTCTACTTCCTTATACCTTCAGTACAACTTCTACTAATTTTTCTTCGTGTCTGTCGTTTGTTTCAAGTGCAATACCTACTAATTCACCTTCGTCTGCTTTTTGTGCAGTACCGTTAGCACCTACGTATAGTTTGTCACCTTTGTTTACAGGTCCCATAACTCTTAATGGAACACGACCTTTAAGTGCAATCGCTTGACCTTCTGCTTCAGCGTTCATTAATACTGCTGGTTTAGCAGAAATAACACCAATTGGTGTTGAGTCAATATCACAGTAAGTTGTTTCTGACTCATCATCTTTACTTACTGCCATAACTGTACCTGTTGGGTAATTGTCATCTGTTGTGTATTTTTCTGCCAAGTCAGCGTAACGTGCTGTTGTAGCAGTACCGTTAAACAAGTTAGCATTAATATTACCTGAACTATCTCTAACTGCAACTGTATCGTTTGCCGCCGCTGTACTTGCTGATCTATTGTTTGAGCCAACAACTAAAGAGTTTGCCGCTGTTGCTGTACCATTAAACAATGTTGCAAACACTTCTTTAAATTTATTATTACTTGTACCAATGTCGTATGTATTATTTGCACCAGGTACTATACCTTCTGCTTTAATTTGCACTGGTTCTGTTGATTGTGCTTGTGCATTGTCAACTTTAAATCTAATTACTGTACCAACTTCGTTTGAAATAACTGCTTGGTTGTCGTTTTCAATTGCAACACGTAAATCATTTGAAGCACCTACAGTAAAGCCTGCATCACTAAATCTAACAATTTCTGTAAATGATGACTCTTGTCCTGGAACACTTACAACATATTCACTTGCCGCTCTGCCGCCAAGTTTCTCTGAGTTAGTTGCTGTTCCCCACCATCTATGGCCTGTTGAGGTAACACCTTGTGATGCATTAGTTGTATTCTTTAATGTCATACCTTGATGAATTACATCGAATCCTGTGATAGCATTGTCGGGGTCTGAGGAGTCAATAGTAAAATCTGAAGTACTTAATACAACAACAACTTCGTCGTTTACAGTACCTTTGATAACAGTTCTTTGAACATTTGCAATATCTCTAATTGTATCTGTAACAAATGAAGTAACAGTGTCACCTTGTGACTGTGGACCAATTAGTACAAAGCCTGAACCTGTGTTAGCATACAACTGGTTGTTTGCATTGTCCCACCAAAAATCACCTTCTGTTAATCCTGAAGGTTGTGTAGTACTTACTTCTGCACCACCTGTTGTTCTAAATTTTGTACCGTCATAAAATTTTAGTTTGCTCGTACCTGAATCAAACCAAATTTGACCTCTAATTGCTCTCGATGGTGCATTAGCACTTGAAAAGTTTTCAAGTAAATGTACAAAATTTTCATTTTGTATTTCACCATACCCAGCATAGTTTTTACCTACAAGTTTTAAACTGGTAGTTTGATCGACTGTACCGTCTTCAACTACTGCAATTTGTGACCCGTCGGTTGTATTAATAATATATGCCATAGTTAATAACCCCTTTATTGTATGTATTTATGCTATACGGCAGAAGTTGCTCCGCTCGTATAAGTCCAAGCATTACCCGCTACAGTACAAGTAAGGACATATCTGTTTACTGTAAGTGTTACAGAACCGTTTACATCACTAAATTCAACGTCTTTTAACACATCTTCGTTCTCTTGCCCTGTTTCTGTTACCCTCTGAGTAGTACCACTTGAAGCATCGTATACAAACGCACCATCTGTGCTTGTATCTGCTGATACTTCAATTTCTGTCGAACTAACAATTCTTTCAATATTGAAAGTTCCATTTAAGTTTGTCCAAGCAGTTCCAGTGTTATATGTTGCGCCTGCGATAATAACACTACGTCCTGCATCGTATCCATGAACTGCATCAAGTTGTAAAATTGTAGTAGATCCTGTTGTAACACCTGTGATTGTTCTTGTTGCAACTGTTACAGTTTTATCTACTGATACTGTGCTTTCTTCAAGAGCCGTATTTAAATCTGCCGCGGCAAAAGTTGCACTTGCGCCTGTTTGATCAGTAGCATGAATCTTAGCAATAGTTCCGTTGGCTTTAGTTGCGGCAGGAATAATTTCTTGTAATAGTGTTGTAATCTTAGTAGCAAAGGCCGCCCCACCATTTTGAACTGGATCATATCCCATTCCAGTAATGTTAAGTGCCATTGCAACACCTTCTGCATCAATTGCATTATCAACATATTCTTTGTTTGCCGCGTCTGAACCTGCAACCGGAGTACCTAAACCCGTAATTCTATTTGAATTTTGTACTTCAATAGCACCTGATGTACTTTCAAGTTGTAAGTTACCAACAGTTGATGAAACTTTTTGTGCATCAATATTTACATTGTCAACATTAAGATTTGTTAATACGCCAAGTGTTTGCATATCTGGAGCACTTGTAATATAACTTAATGTTGTTCCATTTAATATTGTGTTACCATTTAATTTATAACCTTGATCACTATCATACCAAACATTTGCTGTCCATGCATTTGTTGCTGATAACCAATTTAAAGTTTTATCGCCATCGCTGGAAACAAGTGTTAATCCACCGCCATTAATATCAGCATCTGGTTGAGCAGGATCTGCATAACCAAGTTGCATATTTTTATCTGCAATTCTTACTTCTTCAACATCAGTTTGGAAAGTAGTACCAGCAATAGTCATGTTACCTTGTACTCTAACATCTCCGCCAACGTCTAAAGTATACTGCGGATCATCTTCAAAAATACCAACGTGTGATGTTAAAGTTGTAACCTTGATTGCACTTTCTGCACCAGTTGCTTTACGAACTCTAAGAGTTAAGTTTCTGTCTCTAACTTGATTTTCGATTACTGTTTGATTTGCAACAATTTTTAAAACTAAATTATCTTCTGGACCAATTGTAACACCAGAATTATTAATAGTTGTAATAGATCCGTTTGTTACAGCATTAGCATCTGTAGGCATAAACTGTGAAGCATTTTTCTTAACACCTTGTGCGTTAATAATTGTATCTGCTGATGTTGCTGTACCGTGGAATTTAAAATCGTCATTAAGAACGTTAATACCTTTTTGTACAGCACCAGTTATACCGTTAATAGGATTACTTTCATCTGGTGTAAATGTAGTTCTTGAAATAACTGCTTCTGTTTGTCCGCCAACATTTAAATTTACAAGTGTTCTATTTGTTTGTGTAGTATCAAGCACTGTTTCTGTTGAAAAGCCTGATAATCCTTCTGAACTTGCATATTGAGGTCCAACAAGTACTAAATCTGTTCCATCATAGAAGTAAAGTTTATTATTCTGATTGTCTATCCAAAGATCGCCAGTAACTAATTGAGGTTGTGTAGGACTAACAATAGGACCGCCAGCACTTTTAAAATTACTTCCGTTCCAAATTTTTAATCTTGCTTCACCACTATCATACCATAATTGTCCTGTTAAAGGATTGGCTGGTGCTTGAGTGTTAGTAAAATTTTCCAACATCTTAACGAAATTTTCATTGATGCTTTCACCAAATCCAGAATAATTTCTACCAATCAGTGAAATGTCAGTTGTTTGTGTATTAAGTTGTCCGTCAACTAATTCTACTAACAAGTCTCCGTTAGTTTTATTAATCTGATATGCCATTATCTTGCCCCCGCGTAAATTATGTAATTAACAGCCAAGTATGGGTTCATTACATTAAAGTCTTGTCCTACTTGTGTATTACTTACAACACCGCCTGAGAATGGAAACTTCTGTCCTGCACCTGTTCCTGTTGGAGCATCTGAAACAGTTGCATCTGAATCAACTGGATCTCCTTGAACATCTCGTGTTGCATAATATTGTGTACCACTTGGACCACGTAAATCGTGTTCGTGTTCTGGTAGGTTTTCAACTTCGATTGCTTTTTTATCAACACCTGCTGTACCACCAAGTACATCAGCATTTTCGCTTGTGACTCTATTCGCTGAACCTTGTGTAGTTTCCATGTTATCCATACCAAGTGGAAATCTACCTCTTAAATCTGGTAGTGCAAATTTACCTATAGTTGGATTTGCTTTATATCTTGTTCCAATTACTCCGTGTAATTCTGTCCAGTCAACAATGAAAACTTCTCTACCATCACATGGTAACCATCCTGCTAATTCAAGTGTTTGTAATGTTGCTTCAGATAAAGGTCCTGCATAAGGAGTTATAATACCTACTGGATTAACTGGTAATGCTGAAAATAAGTTGCTTCTTGATATTTTCTTAATACCTGTACCGCTTCCGTTCTCATCATTTACCCTATTAATTAATAACTCGTCGTCAAACCTTGACGTTGGAACATTTTGTTTGTTTGTAATAAAAGTATTGTTAATACTAATGTCAAATTCTTTTACAAGTGTAGTTTCTCCAGGAGCCGTATACTGACCGTCATAAATTACATCTGGTGCTGTTACATCACCTGTAATTTTAAACGTTGTTCTACTTGCAAGTTTATCTGAACTACCTGAACGTCCTGTAACTGTACCTGTTACGTTACCTACTAAGTTTGCTCTAACTGTATTTGCGTTAATTTCTGCAAATTTAAATTCTGTTGAACCAATGTTTATTGCATTTGTTGTATCAGGTAAAACTGTACCACCAAGTGTAGTATTTCCGTTAACTTCTAATTGACTTCCAATTCTAACACTTTTAGCAACACCTATACCACCGCTGGTAATAATCGATCCTGTACCTGTGTTGACTGCTTCAGCAATTCCGTTAATAACAAGGTTGTTTGAAATAATTGCATTACCTGTAACATCTAATGCTTCTGCAGGTGATAAGTTATTAATACCAACTTTTTGTGTTGAATCAATTCTTAATACAGGTTGTAAGTTACCCGCATTGTTAATTCTTAAATCAATGTTTGCACCAGAAGTATTGTTTGAAATAATTGCATTCTGTCCTTCAATACCAATTTGTACAACGGCATCACTACCAATTGCTACACCTGAATTATTTCTAATTGTCAGTGATTCATTTGAAACTGATGCTTTATCACCTCTTAAAAAATTAGATGCCGCAACAGGCTCTGTTTCACCTGGAATAATTAACGCTTCTGCTTTTTCTGCTACACCATAATATTTAGAAACACCTGCGCCGGTAATATCAGCACTGCTCATATTAAAGCCAGGCTTAATTGTTGTAAATCCTGTAATTGTTGACTTAGGTGTAAAGGCACTGGTTGCATAAATTGCAAGTACTTTACCGCCAATCTCAACTTGAAGTGCAGTATAGTTAATGTTATCTGTACCTGTTAGTGTAGTAGGTCTAACACCTGCGGCTAAACCATCACTAAATTCCGGACCTACAAGAATCCAACCTGAACCTGTAAACAAATATAATTGTTGATTGTCTGTATCTGCCCAAAGGTCACCTGCAACTGAGTTAGCAACATCAGGTGCTGACTCTCCTCGCTTTAGTCCTCCTGCTTCAATCCAGTTAGTACCATCATAAAGTTTAAGTAGATTAACACCAATTGAAGTATCATACCATAACTGACCTTCAATAGGTCTTGCTGGTGCATTATTGTTTGCAAAATTTTCTAATAACTGTAAAAAGTTTTGACCTATTAGTGTACCATAGTCGGTAGTAAATCTTCCTGGAATACTTAACGAGGTAGTAGTATCAACAGTGTTATCTTCGATAACAATACTACCTTTGTTAGTTATATCCGTGTAATTAATAGTATATGCCATTTAATTACCCCTCGTTAAAACCGGTTAATGATTGTACTCTAACTGTGTAATCAATTTGAATTAATCTATTTAAACTCTTTTGTACAGGATGGAAAATTACGTGTGTTAATAATCTACCATCGCCAGTTGGTGAATAACTTACAAGACCTAACTCATCAAATACAAATTGACTTTCAGTATTTGTTGCAGTGTCGTTTGCTTCTTGTCCATTTGGTTCACCGTAATCAAGTAAACATTGCACAATAATATCTGTATAATTTGTACCTGTTACGTGTCTTGTTTCAATTTTATTTCTATTTGGATCTACATTGTTAACAGACTGATCATCTACAATTTTCTTGTATGTTTGATTGTATAGACTTGCATTTGTACCAGTTGAATTTGGAGTTAGGTATGTAATAATGCCTGTAGGATCGACACTTGTACCACCATTACCAAACGCCATTTCATATACAAATCCTTGGCCTGCGTTAGCCAAAGATTCAGCAAGTGCTATACTCATATTCTCATAGTGAATAGCATTGCGTTTATCTATTAATATTTCCTTAGTTTCGGGGTCAAATATCTTAATATGCCCTTGCACTAATACTCCGTTTTTGTCTAATAAGTTGTCTGTCATTTTGTTATCCTACATTGTATTTATTTAGGTAAGTCAACCTCTTCTGCTCTTAAGAACTGTGCTATTGCATTTTCTGTCTTACCTAAGGTTTTTCCTGGTTCATTCCATACTTTACCAATTTTCCTAATCACTGTAATGCGTACACCATCTGCTGGTGCTGGTGCTATAGTTAGTATATTAGGAGAACTAATGCTAAACTCTGCTGGTGCTGTTACGTCACCTTCAGGAGAATCTTGATCTACAGTTGGGTCAAATACCGGAATTGCTTGTTTTCTCAAACGTTTTCCGCCAACAAATACTTCAAATTCGTTAATACTATTTGGTTCCCAATCTAAATTAAATGTGTTAGTTACGCCATCACCATTATATGTGTTTACTAATGTTTGATCTTGATATGGTACAGTTTGCTGGAATCCTTGATCAAATAACTGATCTCCTATATTATGTACATCTTTTACTCCTGTACCCATTGTACCTCTACGTAATTGCTGTAAACTATTTCCATCTTTCACCATATATTCAATACGTTCACCGTTAATAAACAATACTCCTGGTGTGTTCGTAAACTTATCTGGAACAAACAGTGAATCAGCGTTATCAACTAAAATTTCTTTATCAAATGGTTTCAAATCTTGTAATAATCTGTAACTATTCACATCGCCTAAGCGTTTGTAAACTGTTCTGTTCAACATATCTTTAAATTGTCTAAATCCAAACTTAGCAACTGTCGGACCATCTTCAGCAAATTGTATAATTTCAATTATATCATTTTGATTTAATGGTTGTGCCATGCGTACAAATAATCTATCGTTGGTTACTTTATAATCAACACTTGGAGTTTGCATTCTGCCGTTTAAAATAATCCAAACATATTCTGCGTCTATTGTAGGTCTTTGTAATCTTATTAAACCTGCAAGTAAATGATTATATTCAATATCTCCTGCACTTTCAAAAGAAAGTGTTGTTCTTGTAATTATGTCATAATTTTTACGATCAATTTGTTGTACATCGTGTTTACTAAAGTGTGTTACATTAATAGGAGTATCTTCTGCTGGAATACTGTTTAATGTTAATGTATTTCCTGAGATGCTATAATCACCGTCAGTAGTAACAAATATTTCAAGTGTGTCGCCTTGTTGAGCAACGTTTTCAAAAATTTCTACACTTGAGTTTGCAGGACGGAAAATAAATTCTGATGTATATGTTAACTGTCTACCGTTAAGTAATACAATAATATCGTCAGCACCAAGTGTACCGCCAGGCTGTTGCCAATTACGTAATTGATATTCTACTCTATTGTCGATTGTAAATTTTTCGTTGTAACCTGCATTCAGAATATTATCACCAACTTTAACAATTATATTATGACTTGCCGGTAAACTACTAAATGGAGTTATACTTAAATCATAAGATGCACTGCTACCATCTGCAATAAGATTGTCTCTTATAATCTCACTAAATGTTTGTGCTTCACTTGCATAGATTGCAAAATTAATTACTGAGCCTTCAGCAGGTGCCGCACCAAAAGTAATTACAACTTTATTTGCTGTATCATAAGAACTATCTGTAGTTTCTAATATGTAGTTAACTTTTTCCCCGTTAACAGTTACAATACTATTAAGTTCTTCTCTCCAATCAACTCTTGTAACAAACATTAATGTTGAACCGTCACCTTCATATGTATCCATATCAAGAATTGCTTCACCATTGCCGCTCATTGTAATAATATTAATTTGTGAATTATTTGCCGGAGCAGAATTAAATGTTAATTCTTTTGTTTTATAATTTATGGTATAATTGTAAACAACTAAATTATCAACTTTAACAAAAATTGCATCTTTGCCTTGAGGTAAACCGTCAAATTTAAATTTAGTTTCTGTACCGTCTCCAATATGTGATACACTTTCAATAACACTTCCGCCTGAACCAACTCTATCATAAACTTTAATGTCTAATGTATCAAGTATTTGTCCAGGAACTAATTCTTCAGGACCTTTACTTGTCATAGGTGTAACAAAGCCGTCACCGTCAATGTTAATGTCTTCTGGGTTTATACCAGTAGCAGAAGAATAAGCAAGATCGCCGCCTGTAATAATAGTATCGTATGCTCTTGGATCAGGTATAAACGATCCATCTGAAGTATTTTTACGAATAACAATTACATCACCATTTTGTGTAGGAACTACTTCTTCGTCAAATTTAATAATTGTAGACTCAACTTGTGTTCCATCATCTGTTAAAATAAATCCTGTCTGACCTGCTCCAGTAATACTTGAAATTAATGCATCTGGATTAGTAGGATTATTTCCAAAGTTAGGATCATCTATTCTAATACCGTTTTTGTATACGTTGTAAATTATACCTGTTTCAAGAGGCTTAGCAAAATCATATACTTTGGTACTATCATCACTAATACGGAATACTTCATCTTCGTATGTATTATCATATGTGTCATATGCAGATGTATACCATTCGTCTGCACTCCAACCAGAGCCGCCGCCAAAGTCAAAACTCTTAACTTGAACACCTCCGTAGTCAATACCATCTAATAACTGTCCTAAATCATTAGCAATCATTCCTGTTTCTGGATTGTAAAATAAATTAATTCTATCAGCGGCAGTTAATAAACTAATGTCTTTTCTATATTCAATTGTGATAGTCTTATTATTTGTAGGTGGAGTTTCAAAAGTAACAACGCCAATCTTTCTTTCGTGTGTTTTACCTATGCTATCGTCTACATTTTCAACAGTGTATCTACTTGCTAAAATTTCTTCGTCACCTACTGTGATTTTAATCTTATCTGTTCTAACATCTGCTGGCCATTTTAATTTATATGTATATCTGCTACCCGAGCCTACAAAAGTTTCAGTTTCTTCAAGAGTAGTAATAAAAAATGTTCCTGTAACTCTATCAAACTTTACTCTAAAGTGTGTAGTACGTAAATTAGTATTACCAATAACAGCACTAACTCTTGCAACTTTGCCGCCGTCTGCAACATTACCATTTAAAACAATTTGAGGAGCACTTAAATATCCTGTTCCAGGATTATCAATTTTAATTTCTGTAATCTTGCCACCGCCTACATATGCTGTTGCCTTGGCTCCACTTCCTCCGCCTCCAACAAATTCAACGCCTGGAGCATTTTCATATCCTGAACCAGCATCAAAAACAGTAATTTCTTTAATTTCAAAACTTGCATTATCCGCCCAGTGTTTATAAGGATACGAATTAAGTAAATTACTTGCAACTCTTAATTCATTATTGTTTACAGTAACACTTTGTGGAATAATTTTTCCTTCTTTTGCATCATAAGCCGCTGGTAAATCAAAATCTGTTACCATAGTCTGCGATTGATCTTGATTTTCGTATGTACTTAGATATTCTCTAATTTTAGTTTTATAAGGTTTAATTTCATTTGCATATGCTTCATAACTTTCTAAGAAGTCATTATTAAATGTAATATCTTTTCTTAATTTGCCAATGTTGTGTTTTGCTTTTACAAAACTTGTTTTGAACATCCAGTCTACAAATTTTTGTTCTGACAATACATAACGCATTTGAGCAAAGAACAATTCATTATAATGTACAGCAAGATTATCAACAAATAGTTTATCTCTTAGATTACGTAGGATAATTCTTAATTCATCAACTGGTTGTAAATCAAACGCACTATCATCATAACCAAAACTATCATATCCTGTTAATTCATCGCTGTAATCATACAATGCTTTGCTTAATTGTATAGTTGCATTTTGTCTACCAATAGTTTCGTAGTTAACTGTATAATCTACATTTAATTGTGAATCAATTTTTCTTAATAACAACCAACCTCCAGAGCCGACTGAATTAATTTTTATAATATCACCAAATGTATCACTTAATGAGTCTAACTCGTAAGTTTCGTCAATAACATAATCTGCTTTTGTTAAATTATTATAACCTTCTGCATACCAGTCTACATAAGACCAATATGGTGATACGTCATAACGTTGACTTGAAATCCTATTCCAAGGAATAGTTCCCCCTACAAACTCATATAAAGACCATTTATTTGCATAACTTGAATCAACTGTTGTAAGAACTGTAAACTTTCTTACAACTACTAAGTCGTCTTGTGTATAATTTCTACCTTGATCAATAACAGTAGCATTTACAACACTACCAACGTTATTAATTTCTAATCTTATTTCTGCACCTTCACCTGTATTTGTAACAAAACTAACTGTTGGAGTTGTTTTATATCCTCTACCAGGATCAGTAATATCAACTCTTAAAATTTTACCGTCTTGTATTGTTGCATTCAATGTTGCTTGTCTTACTCTACCAACAGCAACAAAATCAAGTTCTTGATCAGAATCAATTTGAAGATCAAATCTTTTTGATGCTAATGTTGGAATAGGGTCATTACTTTCTAATTCTGATAAATCAAAATCGTCAATCAATACATTTTTAATTAATACACTGTTTACCCTTTCAACAAGTTGTTTTAATGCTTCTACTCTGTTCACAAACATTGTTTGTCTTGGATTATTAAGTATACCGTATTTTTCTTTTTCACCTAAATATCTGTCTGGTACTTCTCTGCCTTGTTCGTCAAAGCCTATTAAACTATCAAACCATTTTCTTTCAAAATCTGATTTAGGTAAACTTGTTTCTAACCCGTCGGTAATAATACTATATTGATTATGAATATTTCTTTCTGTATTGTCTATTGTCCAATAAGAGAATTTTAAGATTGTATTCAATCCTCTGATTGTGCTTTCTAAGTTGTGTGCGGTCCATTCATTATCATTTATTAATGAAATATATTTGTAACCTTGTCCTGAAGGATCTCTAACAAGTTCTTGGATGTCTGCCGCACTTAAAGTTCTTCCTGGAACGTCTGGAATAGTTTTCTTGTTCCTTACCCAATAGTAATAATAAGTTGTAAACTTCTGTGCAGGCTCATCATACTCACGTTTTGTACTGTAAGCATTCATTCCGTATTTTGTTTTACCACTAATACCTTCTGCCAGTCCTTCTTCTGTATCTGCTTGAGCGTCCCACTCTTCAGGAGTTAAAGTTGATTGTACCCATTCGTATATTTCAATTTCTGTACCAGGGAAAATTGTGTTCATAGTGTTGCTAACACTAAAAATGTTTCCTGTATTGCTATAAGGATTAATAAATCTTACAGCATCAGTGTCCCACCATAATTTACCTGTCATTTCATTTGCAGTAAAATTAGTTACATCTTTGTTTACTAAAGTTGTTGCTGTATTATTGTAAGTAGCAGGATCATATGTTACTTTAAATGATAATTCAACTTCTGCTGGACCAGCAATTTTTCCTTGTATAGGATCAATGTAGTCTAAATATTCTTCTACAGTTTTAGTAGCCTTGTTATAGATAGTAATGCCTTTAATTTTGTTTGTGTCAACAAGCGGTCTTGCATTACGTTTTCTTTCCCATAATTTTGAATTAAGTTTTACTCTGTAATCTAATACAGTTCCTATAGAGTTATTTCCATCTCTTTTATATTGTGGTAATGAAATATAAACATGATTATTTTTTATAGATAATGTTCTACCAAAATACAATGCTTTTCTATCTGAAAATTCTAACTTATCGCTGTAAACATATCTGTTACCTAATAATTCAAATACAAACACTTCGCCTGTATCAATAAGAGTTGAACTAAAGCGTGTTGTACCATTATCAAAGACAGTATTTCCTGTGTCAAAATCTGTATTACTAAACAGGTCTCCACCTGCTGAATGAACTACAATTCTATCATTATCATATTTGATTGAAGTACCAAATTTTTCATTAGGTAATCCTTTAGGTCCTACTAAGTGTTGAACTTGTTCAAACTTTCCATTTATTTGTTCATAAATGAATACTGTACCTTGATTACTTACAACATCAGTATAATTAGGGGCACCAACTGCAATGAATAATCCATCCGTTGATACTGCAACCGAATCTCCATAATTAATATTTGCATATGGAGAATCAATCATTTGATCAAATACATAATTGCCATTTAATGATTTTCTATAAATGACTAATTTTCTTGTTGCTATTGAACTATCAACAGCATCACCGTACTTAACTATTGTTGCTAAAACATCTCCAGTGAAACTTACATCAAACTGATTTCCAAATTCATATAAATTATCTGTTTCGATAGCACTATCTGTACCAACTATAAATCCAGTATCATTAGGTAAAAAGCCATTTAAATCTACGCCACTATCAATTAGTTCCCAGTTAATTAAATTAAAGTTTCCTGGGATCAAATTAGTTTTTGCTTGATAGATTGTGTTATCATATCTTACATATTCACCCTCAAAGTATGCAACAGTGCTTACAAAGTCGCCACGATATTTTTCATTAGCACCAAGTTTCCAACCATCTGTTGAAGAATAATTTAGTATACTAATTCTACCAGGTTGATCAAATGTTCCGTTACCTCTACTACCTAAGTAAGCACTATAGGTATTATTTGTGTGACTTACAATTTTTATTTCACTACCAAGGTGTCTATTTGCTTCGTAATCAGGATCAATAAACACACCTGATAAAGTATAGAAGTTACTTGCATTTCTTTCGTAAATAGCGTATGCACCTTGATACTGCACTCCTGTTGATGTGCCGTTTTCGTCTACTGGTATTGAATAAACTCTTTGCCAATCGTTATTAGTTTGTGAAGGCGGATTAGCATCTCTTGCAATACCTTCTAATAAGATTGATTTGTAAATCCAGTATTCAAATCCTTGTAGTGTACGTGTTGTACCTCTTGGAATATTTTCGCCTCTATTTACTACAACAATAAATCCTGCTGTAGCAGATTGTAAATTTACTGTGTCGGTTGTACCTACAAGTCTAATAACGCCAACACCTTGAGATCCTCCAACAATACTTAAACTTGAAATAGCACCATTGTTAAGTCCTAACTTCCAAGTACCTGTAGTATTTTTTACCCATATACGTAAATCGTTAAATGTTTTTTCTATTGCTGTAACTTCTGCTGTTGCAAGAGTATCATTATCTTGAATAATATCGCCAACAATCGGAATAAATGGATTACCGTAATTAGGATTGTAATCAGGGTCACCAACAGTTGGAGATCCTCTATCATCAAAGTTTGTTAAGTTTACTTCAATCCAACCATCCCATAAATCTTCAATTGTGTGTTCATTATTGTTTAGATAGTCATGTGTAATAGTACTTCCAATTACTGCTGGATCTTGCAAAAGATTGTCTGCATTTCTATATTCATTAAAGAAGAAATTAACTGTGTCACCAACAACTAAGTTGTTATCTAATGCACGTGGCGCTCTGAATACCCATCTGTCAGAAATTTCGTCACCATCATCACCGGTATAAGTTAAACTTTCAATGTATGATGTTATTGTAGGTGAATTTGTATCGTCAACTACTCTTAATACGTTTTCATAATAATTAGGTGTTCGTGAAATACCTGCTTGAATAACATCTTTAATTACAAGATATGGTTTAGTTTCAATTGTTTCAACAGAACTAAATGTTGTTCCAACATCAATTTTCCACCAACCACCCAATGCAGGATCATCTTGTTCTACTGCTCTTTCGTAAGCACCAATGTTGATGTCTCCAACAAACAATGTGCCAGTGGATTCAAAATCACCATTAGCATCTTTAATGTAAATTAAAGTTCTGTTATCACCAGTTGTATAAACAAATGCAACAATACCAACTGCTGTAGAACTTGATATAGTTTCACCCACACTTGGAATTGCTTGTGTGTTATCAACTAATAATATATCATCAATCTTTTCTTCGATAACATGATTTCCATCAAAGAATGATTTGTTTAGCGTAGGATTGTTGTTGAATGGTCCTATACCGCTTGGGTACCTTGTATTAATATCATTCCAGAACAATTCTAATGTATCTCCTGGAGTTGTAGCAACATATGCAAGCCTTGGTGCTCTAATTAATACGTGATCTGTTTGTTCTTCTTGGAATAAAAAGTTTCCTCTTAAAATATAATAAACATTATCATACAGTTGTGTGTCTTCGTTGTAAGTAGAGATTAAATGTCTTATATGTGAATTGAAACTTTGAAAATCTAAACTTGGATCTGTAGGCTCAATAATATTTTTTGCCTTCCAGTATTGATTAGTGTATTTTACAATTTCATTTGGTTGATAAACTGCCGATGATGCAAACTGTCCTCTATATTTTGTTTTAACGTTTGAAGCATACGGAATACCAACAAAAATAAATTTTCCGTCTGCACTAATAGCAGTTGAACGCCCAAAACTACTTGTTCCATCAAATAAATTTTCAGGCACGTCAATTGACTGTGCTAAAACAAGATTTAAATTTTCGCCTGCTCTAAAATGTATATCTACTCTACCGCCGACTGCACTATTTAAAGGTGCTGGAGATCCTATTACAACAGTTGTATTATTTGTATTTGCACTTAAACTTGTTCCAAATGCACGAACATCTGTACCTAAAGAACCTTCAACAGTTCCATTATAGATTTGTTGTTTAATAGCATGGCTATTTGTATTTTCAACAACAGTCCATCTATTATTTTCGTCATGGTCTACCCAAACTCTTTCTTGTGTAGAATAATTGTCTCTGGTAATTTTACTGTTAACATCATTAAGTGTGTCAACTCTTGAACTAACAAGTTTTAAAATAAAACCATTTGTTTCTTCAACATCTTCTACTTCACCGGTTGTCTGTGCGTAGATTACATCTAAACTTTTTCTTATTACTTTGTAAAATCTATTCTGTTTAAGACCTACACCCAACACCCCGATAATATCTCCGGGTTCAACTGTTGGTGCTTTAAATGTTTTAATTTCTATTGACTTAGAACTATCACTGTTGATAATACTTCTAACCTTCATATCAGTTTCAGTTTGTCTTAAAACGTCCCAAGTTTGTTCTTTTTTAGCAACCCAAATGTACTGACCAATTTCAACAGTGTTTAGATCTAAATCTAAAATATCGTCATAGTTTGTAACTTTGTAATTAATATCATCTTCAGATACGTAACCAGCAGTTTTAATATATGTTTCGTCTTCAGCAATATATTTTGTAGGGAAAGGTTTATGTGTGTAGCCTGCAGGTTTACTGTATACCTCTATAGGAGTGTATCTATAAACTAAGTCTGTATCTAAAGGATCAACATTTTGTACTAACTGAAAAGGTTGAGGAGACAATCTAAACTTAGATTCGTCAATTTCAAATTCTACTTCCTCAAACGACTGGCTGGCTCCATACTGTCCAACCTTAAATGCCCAGTCTTCAAAAAATTCTAAACTTGAATTTTCTGTATTTGATAATGCGTCAAATAATTTTTCTAAACTATTTTTTGTACCTTTGTCTTGAATGAAGCCTTGATAGAACTTATACTGACTTACATCGTCATTAATAATATTTTCAAGATATGTACGCTTCTGATAACCAATTAAATGTTGTGCAAGACGTTGTTGTTCACTATCAAAGTTATCTGTATCTAAATCATAAAAGTCAGAAAACTGATTTGCTTTATAATCAAAGTTTGGAATTAATTGATTACTTGGTTTTTCATTTAATAGATACCAATCATCTTCGTTAAATGAAGTTGATCCAGGTATTTTGTATTTTGCACTATAATATCGTGTTTTGTAATAAACAACATCAGCAATTTTGTAATCTGTATTTTCTGTCCAATCAACAACTTTGCCTGTATCAAGTGTAAATCCAGGAATGTTTATACTACCATTCCATTCTGTACTGCGATATCCAAGAACTCTAATTCTTGCTTGTCTATAGCCAGGAGCAGGATTATAAATTGTATCATTGAATACTGTATTATTATCAAGTAAGCAAACGTGTTCTTTTTGTACTAATGGAAGTTTAACAAAATAAATTCCATCTGCTGTATTTTTTAAAGTAAGACCAAATTCATTTTGATTACTTCTTACAGTGTTTGCAAAATCTTCTTTAAGTTTTTGTCCGTCTGCTTTTAATAATGTATAATCATAAAAATTATCAAATATATTATCAACTACTGCATAATCTCTGTTAAATTGTAGATTTATTGCACTCGGTGATAATGTAAGCAATGCACCATTATTCCAATTTTGTGTTGTCCAGAATAAAAATTCTCTTGCAGATAATTCCCAATTTTCAACAGTTTCAATATTACTATTAAACTTTTCAAATAAGAATCCTTTATCTTCTAAATATTTTCCGTAGCCTAATAAGAAATCTACTAATCCCTGTGCTGTACGGAACATTGTACCATAATTTAATTTCGAAATATCTGTTTCAAATGTTCTACGTAAAATTGCATCAACACCACCTTCAATTGGTAATTCAGCAAGTTTTACAAAGTTATCAGTATTAAATGTATCAAACGTTCCTGAGACTTTTACTCTAAAATAATCATTTCCAAATCTTACAATCTGATTTTGTTGGTAACGTTGACCTGATTGCCATTCAAGGAATGCCTCGCTTACACCACCAACATTAATTACTGGATCACTTGCACGTTCTAAATGTTTATAGTAACTAAAATATGGAGTTGCTTTATCATAACCTTTTACTACAAATCCTGCTGGTCGTTTTTCTATAATTACACCACTATAGGAAACTGTATCAATAGGTGAACTTGTGTTTAAAAATAATTTATAGTTCTCTTCAGGAACAAAAACATTACCTTTATTATTAGGTGTACGCGAATCTAAAATTAATTTAAATTTGTTCTTGGTAGTAAAGCCACCAAGTTTAAAACCAAGTTGGACTCCTAACTTTTGAACCTCACTACTATATTCTTCATTCAATTTTGTAACGTCAGCATTAATATAATTAAAAATATAGTTCACAAAACCAGCAGTTGTAATTCTAACATTACTATCTGATGTATTAGGAAAAATTAAGTTTTGTAAATTAATACGTTTATCAGTTCCTGTGTAAACTAAATCACCTGCATCATTTCTTACAATTCTGGATCTATCAAATCCTAAACCCATAACTTTTGCTGGTTGATGAATTAGCCAAGCAGTCAAAAATGCAAACGGATATTCTGATCCTCTACGCCAAGCAGTTTCTGTTGGTGCTTCGTCGCCAAATACAAATGAATTATTTGTTTGCGGTAAAATAAGTCCTTGAGCATAACCTGCTTCATAAGGACTTAATAAAACACCTTGTGTATTGACAGGGATGTGTTTTAATAAATCTTTTCTTGCATAATTAGGTCTAACCCTTATAGGCTTTCCTGGTTCACGAACCCTACCTTCTTGGAGATCTTCCCAAAGTATTAAATTTTCTTTTGTATATGGTGCTGGACCATAAACTTCTTCCCACCAATCTGGTTTATCAATATAACCTAATATTTTCCAAGGTGTTGAGTGAGGAGTGTCTGTTCCTAAGTATTCTTTATAAATTGCTCGCCAAAACCCTGGTAATGGTGTACCATATGGGTCTGTCATAAAACTGTAATTCCATGTAAACGAATTTGTTCTATCATAGAAACTGGTGTCTGTATAATCAGGATCTCCTGCGACTGCTAACCAATCAACAAAGTCTGTAATAATAATATCATCTAAATCTTCTCTGTCAAATCCTGTATCTCTTGATGTATGTCCTATGAAACTATCAATATCAAAGATATCCTTATCGTAAGATACTTTTATATTGTTATAAATTCTTTTTTCTAATTCAAGAATTACACCATCACGATAATCACCGTAGGTTTTA